GTGGATCGCCGGAAAATCAAGGCCGAACTGCGCCACTTGGAAAAGAGGACACTCAAACATGAGGCCCGGATAGGACGGTTCAACACAATCCGCGCCAAAATTGCGAAGGCAACAAATGCTGTAGTGGCGCAGATCGATGGCACCCATCCTACTACACCCGGGCTGCCGTTGTCCCTCTCGCAAACCGGAGATTCCGACGAAGTGGCCGGAATGCAGGAAACACAAATGCTGCTCGAAGATCAAGCGGCACAGGTTCATACGGCAATGCCGGATGAACGGCCCGGAGAAACCGGGCAGAACCTGGATGTCCACGGCGGTGAAGATGGCCCGATCCAGGGCGATTTGATTGCGGGTGAGCGTGATCATCTTCGGTATTGTTGCAACGCAGCCTTTTATTCTCGGGACTGGAACCAAATCGGTCGCGACGAGCAAAAACCACCCGAAGGCGACTGGCGGGTTTGGTTGCTGATGGGCGGGCGCGGGTCCGGCAAGACGCGGGCGGGCGCCGAATGGGTGCATGGGCTGGCGTCGGGCAAGGACGCAAGGCCCGGCTTGCGGATCGCGCTGGTGGCAGAGACGCTGGGCGATGCGCGCGAGGTGATGATCGACGGGGTTTCCGGCATCTGCCGGATCGCCCGGCAGGCGCGGCCGGATTTCGAGGCGTCACGCCGGCGTCTGGTCTGGCCGAACGGCACGGTGGCGCAGATCTTTTCCTCGGAGGATCCCGAAAGCCTGCGCGGACCGCAATTCGACTATGCCTGGTGCGACGAGCTGGGCAAATGGAAACACGGGCAGGAGACGTGGGACATGCTGCAGTTTGCCCTGCGGCTCGGCGACGATCCGCGGGCACTGGTAACGACGACACCGCGGCCGGTGCCGGTACTGAAGGCGCTGATCGCCGATCCCGGCACGCGGACGCTACGGATCCGGACAGCGGACAATATTGCAAATCTGGCACCAGGGTTTCTTTCGGCGATGGCCGGCCGTTACGGCGGCACGCGGCTCGGGCGGCAGGAACTCGACGGCGAGATGATCGAGGACCGCGAGGATGCGCTCTGGTCGCGTGCCTGCATCGAGGCGCTGAAGCTGCGCGACGCCGGGCCGCTCGGCCGGATCGTCGTGGCAGTCGATCCGCCCGCCGGCGGGGGCCGAGAATCCTGTTGTGGTATCATTGTGGCCGGCCTCGACCGGGCGGGACGCGGCGTGGTTCTGGCCGATTGTTCGGTGGAGGGCGCGAGCCCGGCCGGATGGGCAAACGCTGTCGTTCGCGCCTTCAGGCGGTTTAATGCCGACCGGATCGTCGCCGAGGTCAACCAGGGCGGCGACATGGTGTCTGCCGTGCTGCGCGGCATCGATGCGCAGCTGCCGGTGACGGCGGTGAGGGCTTCACGCGGAAAATGGCTGCGGGCGGAACCGGTGGCGGCACTCTACGAGCAGGGGCGGGTGGTGCATGCGGGATCGTTTCCGGCGCTCGAAGACCAGATGTGCGAAAGTATCGCCATCCCTAAAAGCGCAACCTTCCCAGAGCGTTACGTTTTGCAATGAGTTTCCAGAAAAGCATGAACATGCCCGGAACATTGCGCCCGACTGTAAAACCATAACCGCGAACGAAAGCGAGGCGGCGCTTCCCACTCCGGTTGAGATTGCCGGTAGATGGCTTGCCCGCAATCGTGATGCCGTTTCGGGTCCGCTGCTGCCGTTCCTTCGTCGCCGTTTCGACCTGACCAGCCTACAGGCGATCGAGGCGGCCAAGCGGGCGCATCAGATCGAGTACGGCGGTGCGTGATGGCCGAGCAGGCTCGCGGGAAAAACGGAATTCAAAAGCACGACATAGCAATCGCGCAAAAAGCGTTGAATATAGCCGCTGGCCTCTCCAGCGCGGACAAGGCGGTCGCATCTGCGATTTTGGATCACTACAACAGAGCCACCGGACAATGTGATCCGAGCCTTGGTCGTCTCGCGACCCTACTCGGCTTTGATGAGAAAACGGTACGGCGTGCGACCGAGTTTTTGTGCAGTGAGAAGTGGCAGCTTTTCAAAAAAGATAGCCACGGTGGCCGTTCGTTCCGTGCCAGTTACAGCCCTCAGTGGGCCAAATTTCGTGCGATCGTAGCGGATTGGGATCAACGAATGCGGTCGATCTGCGAGCCTCAAATGAAACGGAGGGCGCGGACAAAATTGTCCGCAGACCCTGGGCGAAAATGTCCAGACACCCAGGACAAAAATGTCCAGCAAACCAATCTTAGTAACCCATCTTATAAACCCATCTCTCTCAACGAGACGCCAGAGCAAGGCACGGACGATCAAGAAGCCCAAGGCGTGGGGACGCTTTTTAATGGGCTTTTGAAAGGGAAGGATGAGAGGGCAGTTAATCGAAACTTCCTATCGAAGGAGAGGGGCGAAACCGCAGGTTGTTCGCACCGCGAGGCGGGCTTGGCGAATGCTTCTGACCGTGTGAATGATTGGATCAATCGTCTGGATGACAACGGGGCGTCAACATGGGCATGGCTCGCTGATGCCGATGGTGTGTTGGATGCGGCCATCCAGGCGGAGATGCGAAAGCGCGGGGCAGGCTCGCAGTTCATCCTCAGCGCTATGCGCAGCTATCGCTTAAACCATTCAGCGGAGCGCGGCCATGTCCACTGACAGACCGGCAGGAGTGGCATCGAATAGTTGCGATCGCCTGGGGCGGAAATGTTTCTTACGGACGAGGGCGAATTATCATCCCCGCAGCGAAAAGGAGAGAACTGCTAGGAGGCCGCATGCAGTTTTGCCTGCCCGCGATGCTGCGGGTCCTTCTGGCGAAATCGCATCCCACGAGGCAGTTCGTACCCTGGTGCTTTCGACTGTGTAGGTCTGCGGACCACTTGCTGTTTGGGTTATTGTTGTTGTTCCTCAATGTGTCGCGGTGACAGGCGGTTCTCGCTAAACGAAGTCTGACCGAAACGGAGAATGCTGAGATGACGCCGTTAGAAAACTGGGAAGAGCTGAAGGCGATGGCGAAACAGGACAGGCAGCGTGAGCGGGAAAGCATCGCAGCGCGCCTTGAGGCGGGCGAGGAAATCGATCTGCTGGAAGCGATATCGTATTTCGAGATCCGCCGAAAGGATGGTCTCTGGCCGCTTGCCGACCTTCGCGCCGTGGGCAGGATAGGCGACGAGGCCGAACCTCCAACCGAGATACCCGGTTCGGCCTGGCTGCACCTTCGCTGGTCGGTCGAGAACGGTGATTTTGTTGTCGTCACGACAACGGGCAAGAAGATTTTCGACCTCCGCTTTTGCGCACGGGAGCTGGGTATCGTTGCGCCTCGGGAGGCGGATGGCGCCGGTAACTCCGGCGCCGATCAGGAAGCCGCGCCGGCGCCAGCCGAGCGCGTTGTCACCGCTTCGGAAGAACCGTCTGTCGTGTTGCAGCGCATTGTCAAAACAAAGCGGCCTGAAGGCAGCCACTGGGAGATCGACGCGTATAAAACCGAATTTGCGAAGGCCGGAATAACGGTCATTCGGGGGAAGCACGACCGTCTCTCCGGTGTCAAAATCTGCGATGATGGGCGAATTGAACGTGCCGGCGGATCGATCTATTTGACCAACGCGCTGTTGGTGACACGCTTCGCGCTGGCGAAGTCCGATGGGTTCCTCTCGAATTGCCGCTCAAAGCGCGATGTCGCTCGCGCGCTCTATCGATGGCTTGATGTCGATCATCCGAACATCCTCGGCGTTCGGGTTGAAACACCCGACGATCTGAAAACGATCGACGGTCTCGCCGATCTCTTGCGGCGCCATTTTAGGGATTTTCTGGCCCAGGTGTCCGGCGGCGGATCGGCCGGCTAACGCCTGTCGAGACCGACCGCCGAACTACCAATTTCACTACCGATTTCATTTTCTGCATCGAAATCGGTACTCGCACCGTGGCAAGCCTTTCTCATCACCGAACCGGAAGGAAGGCCGCAGAGATGACCAATTTGAAAGCAACCGATCACCCCGCCGACGATGGCCGCAGTCCGCTGCTGGCGACCGACGCAACCAACCCCGCTGAGGCACGCTGGAAAGCGGAATGGGAGGGCTCGGCGAATCTGCAGGAAGAGTATCCGACCGCCGGCGGTTACGTCGCCACCATGAAACGCCAGGCCATAAATGTGGGAATTGCTGCCGTACACGCTGGCCGCGCCACCGCGACGCCCGTCAAGGCTTCCCCGGAGACCGAAGCGCGCTGGAAGGCAGATTGGGAAGCCTCGGCGAAGCTGCAGGCAGAATACCCGACTGTGGGTTCCTACGTCGCCATCATGAAGCGCCAGGCCCGCTGAGGCCGCTCCCCAGAAAGGAAGCGAAATCACATGACCAACTCGAAAACCAATGCTGAAACCATTCTCGACACTGTGCGCCGTGCGCTGGCAAAAGCTGTCACGGCCGATGCTATTCTCGCGGCCGGCGAACCGATCCCGGATCTCATCATCGAGATCGAGACCGCACGCGATGCCCTCGATGACGATATCGCGGCGGAAGCGGAGTCCATCGACCGTTCCCGCAGCAACAAGCTTCGCGCGGAGCGTTCTGCCCTCGGCGACCTGTTGAGCGACGCCGAGTATTTGGAACGCCGCATCGACGAAAAGCACAAGGGCGTGCTGAAGGCGGAGACGGACGCCGCGATGCGTGCCAAGCAGACCTCCGCCCTGAAAAAGCAGGCCCAGGCGCAGGCCGCGCTTGCCGCGCTTGCCGAACCCTTGAGGGCTGTTGTCTCCGGCGTCACGGATTACCAGTGCCTCGCCGCCGAGATCGATGGCCTGAACAACGAGTTGCGGGGCTCCGACCGTCACGAACTCTGCGTCCGTCCGCCGCTCCATGCTGTTGCGAAACCCAACGAGGCCCTGGGGGAGATCTTCGATTTCGTCCGTGTCGGCAAGTTCAACTCCCGGCACGGCGAGCCGAACCTCATTGACATTGCCGATCGCCTGAAAACCCTCAAGGCAGGAAAGTGAGGCCCAGCATGAGCAGACGTTTCGGCCAGAGCAGGAATTTGACGCCCGACTCGTTGTTCGGAAAAGGCCTGACGGCCTGGTTCCAGGAATGGGATGCAAGCGAGGAATTGCGCTTCCAGTTTCCGGGCTGGGGTGACTACGCCTACCCTCGCTTGCGCGCGCACTGGGATGCATCGCCAAATGTCCAGCGCCACTTTGATGGCGACCGGTGGGCTTTCCTTACTGCCGCTAAGGCGGACGCCAGCGCATCGCTGACGGTGGCTATGAAAAAATCTGACATCGATGCCCGCGAGGCGATGGAACAGTCCCGTGCCGACGTGAAACGCGGCGGCATTGGCCAGTACGCCCGCAACCTTTTCGGCCGGGACTGAGCAAACTCTAGAAGTCTACCAGCGCGCCTTTACTGACGGTCGAAAAGCCAGACCCATAACGGAAAACCGATCTCCCCGCGCTGTGCCTGGATAGGGGTCAAGGTTGGTAAGGCTAATTTCTCACTCTCGCGGTCCGCCCGCACCCTGATCGCCAAGTTGGCGACGAGCATTCAAGTCGCCAACTTGGCGACTTGAAACAGCAACCGGGCCGAACGGCTCTTCAACGATCGCTTAAGGAGCTCGCAATGCGCGATATGGAATTCAACATCAGGGCAAACGACAAGACAAAGCCTGCCTTCGATGCCGCCGGCCGCAATGCCAAGGCCTTCAACGGCGAGCTGGATATGGCAACACGCGGGTATAACATGGCCGCCAACGCAGCCCGCCTGTTTGCCGCCGGGTTCACACTGACGGCGGTGGCGGATTTCGGGCGCACGGTTCGCGGCGTGATTACCGATGCTGCCGATCTGGTCGACCTGGCGGACAAGGTCGGCGTTGCCACGGGCGATCTGCAGCGGATGGTGTTTGGCTTCAGTCAGGCCGGCGTCGCCGCATCCGATATCGATCAGATCCTCACTCAGTGGTCAAAGCGGATCGGTGAGGCGCACACGAAAGGCGGTCAGCTCGCCGATATCTTCAAGGCAAACGGCGTCTCTCTCACGGATAGCGAAGGCCGGCTGCGCTCATCCGTGGACCTGATGCGCGATTACGCCGAACTGGTCGCAAACGCTGGCAGTGAGCAGGAGCAGATGACCCTATCCACGTTAGGGTTCGGCCGGGCGGGTGGCGCAATGGTTCTGGTGCTGAAGGATGGCAAGGACGGTTGGGATCAGATGATGCGCTCGATCAACAAGGCAGGCGGCGCCTTGGAAGATGACATCCTCCGGCAAGCGGCGGAGATCGACGACGACTTCAATCAGATGTGGCAGACGTTCGAAACCGGCGCGAAACGCGCAACCTTGAACGCTGTCGGATGGCTCGCCAACCTCCAGAAGGAATTGGCAGCCTACAGTCAGGCCCGGAATGCCGCGCTTGCAGGGCAGAATATGGGCGAACTGGGCGCCAAATTGCTCTCTTCTGAAGAGTCTGTTCGCACCCCAACAGGTGATCGCCCTGATCCTTGGGGGGATAGGTTCGGTGGCGACTGGGGAAACCAGCCTCCGGCAGATGATGCCCTGGCGCGGGAAATTCGCTCACGTTACAGCAAGAAAACCGTGATTACGGGTGGTGACGAGGACGAAGAGACGCGGGCTCGCGGTGCTTCGACCAAGGCTATTGAGGAGCAGAAAAGCGCCTATGAACGCCTGATGGAGCGCCTGAAGGAAGAACAAGACGTACTGGGGTTGTCTGGTATTGCGCTCCGGATCAAGACAGAGCAGCAGCGCGCCAATGTGGATGCGAGTAGCGATCAAGGCCGCGCAATAGCGAAGGTGGTAACCGCGATCGAAACCCAGCAGGCGGCGTATGAAAGCGCGGCGGAAGCCAGCGAATTTTTCAACGATGCACTGAAAGACGGCTTTTCGGATCTGATTCCCGAAATCGAAACCGGCAACCAGGCGCTCGATCGTTTTCTCAATACGCTCATAGAAGCCAGCGCCTCGGCGCTGCTTTTCGGGAGCGGCCCGCTGTCCGGCTTGTTTGGCGGCGGCAAGGGCCTGTTCGGCGGTTTTGGCGGGGGGCGCGCAATTGGCGGGACCGTCGATCCATGGAGCGATTATCTTGTCGGAGAGAATGGGCCGGAAATCATGCGCATCGGTTCGCGAGGCGGACGGGTGGGTAGCGTCGATGCGGCGGGATCGGGGGTGGGCGGTGCGATCAAGGTCGATGTCGGCGTCTCTGTCGATGACGAGGGGAACCTCAAGGCCTATGTCAAAAGCGTCGCGCAGCAGGAAGGATCGTCCGCCGCGCGTGCTGCCGTCACGGATTATGACAAGGCGATGCCCGGCCGGGTGCAGCAGATCAACCGCAATCCGAGGCGGCGCTGATGGCGGTCACCTGCACGTATGCTCTGGCCAAGGCTCAATGACGTCTCGCTTGCGAAACCACCTACAACCAGGGCGGTGATGATGAATGGTCTTTCGCATGGACAAAGGTTGATATCGAGCCCGCGAACGACCTTTGACCTCTCCTTCGACGTAATCTTTACCATTGCGTTGTATTCATCCTCATCATAAAACAAACGCGTTTCCGTCCAGTGGTGTTTCATGTTTGATAAAGCCAGGTCCATCCAAATTGCATGGTTCCTTCCCTTCGAGCCACCGGCACCCGCTGAACTATTTGACGCCATTACTGGTCAGGAACCCGACGCGTTCCAAAAAGTTTCGCCACCCAATGCGCCTTTCCCGATAATCACCCAAGTGGTTAACCGCGGAAATGTCCAGCATCGTGTGCAGAGCCACATCGGAAGAGTTGACTACTTCATTGAAGCAATTGCCACTGAACAGCCAGTTGGAATGCTGGACGCACCGCTAGTGCATTTGGCACAAGCTCTAAGCCGTATAGCATTAATCGGCGAAACTCTCGGCGAAGTCACGCGTGTAGCGATCATTTTGAACCTGTGCGAAAAAGTAGGCTCGTTTCAAGAGAGTGCAGCAATTTTCAACAAGCTGTTTTCAAATCACATTACCTTGACTGATGACCGTGATTTGATGTTCCAAACTAGCCGCCGCACAGGCGATTCCACGGGGTATTTCAACAGACTATTGCGGTGGAGCACAGAGTATTTTTCGTTCCAGCAAATAGTCAACGGCGTACCTGCAGCGGGCATGTCTCTTGTTGAGTCTTATTACGTAAACTATATGATCGATGTGAATACCGTCCCTGCCGAGAACGTCATATTTCAGCCATCGGAACATAGCGAACTATTTGCTAGGGTCGCAGCTATTGCAGACGGGCTGACATCATTGGGACGAATTGAGGATTTGCAATGAGCGCCGCAGCCACCAGACGTTTCTCCGACGGATCGAGCGGAACGGATTACTTCAAAAGTCACGAAGACCTGTTTCCGCACGATGGTTTTGAGAAGTTTTTGATCGGCCCGATTTCCGTCATATCCACTGCTGGCGACGTGAACCCAAGAGCGTGCTGGGTTCGGTCGACTAACGCCGTTTTTGAGGTTATCTCGCTCGATTCTACTGAGGAAAAGTACAACGCTTTATTTGAAGCATTGAACCTCATGCGCTCAATGGATGAGGACGAGTCCATGTTCATCGATGCAGACACGCATCGAAATGCGTGTAGCGTCCTAAGTCTTTTGAGCTACCGCAAGGTGGCCCCCCCGAAAGTTTACTCGCACGGTGGTGACGCTGTCGTTTTTACCTGGGTTATCGCAGGTCAGTCGTATCAACTCACGGTGAGCAATGGGACTGCTACACTGGGGAAGCGCGTCAAGGGTCAAGGAGCAATTCTGCTTGGGCATGTCCATCTGGCGACGCATGGTATCGTCGATATTATTCCGTTTCTTCAGGTGCGCAGTGATAGAACCGGGACAAACCCTACCCGCCGGTGACGACGTAGCAAGATGCGTCATCCACCCCCGTCATCTTCATCCCAAAAATAATGTCTTTGACAGCAAGTATTTGTTGGATGTGAAAGCCCCGAAGGGCTCGCGTGACTACAGATCTTCAGTCGCTTGGCTGACAAAATTGCCATCGACCGAAGCTGTTCACAACTACGGCTGCAACAGTGCAGCCATTTCAAATAGAAAAAAGATAGAGGCAGGAAAAAGCGTCACGCCGACCAAAGATGCGGCGCATTACATTGGATTTTACAAGTTCAGCGTTGGCAGCGCTCTTAAACACGAAAATGCTGCCTATCAGGTTTTCGTCGAATACTGGCCTGAAGAAGGTCAGGACGAACACTGTAATCTGGTTTTGGTGGAGAAGCCCGACCTTCCCAAGAAAGTGCAGGAACTTAAGAGCTTTCACCGAACCAATATCATCGAAGGCATATGGGCCGCTATGGAAGGCCCTGATCGCTATGTCTGCGCTTGCGACATCGATCACAGCAAATTTCTTTCTGACCTCTACCTCCCGCCCGCCGGCACCCAAGAAGCTGCGTAGCTACCGCCTCCGTCCCAAGGGGGCAGCTCAGACCGAGTAGGGCAAATTAATCGTAACCCCCGAAAAAGGGGATAAGTTCTGAACAGGCTGGCCTTGCTACCTCGGGCGATGTCAGCTCGTAAACCGAGTACTCTGCGTTAGGCTACTGGTTCCGGAAGCTTTAGGAATTTGATAGATCCGAAGTGTTGCTTTGATGCTGTGCCGATCCGCTTCTGCACAGCATCCACGATCCCGATAAGCTCAGGTATATAACCGGTCATGAACCGCAGATGCTCGTTCATGTGGGCGATCATTGTCTCTCCAATAACGTCGCCTTCAACGTGCTTGATAAACATCATTCCATCGACCAGGTAGAAGCGGTCTTTAACGTGATCATCGTACCCAGCCTTTATTTGGTTGTAGCGACTGACGTGGTCCTGCAATGCAAGATGATTTCCGAAAAGAGTGCCTGCGTTTTCCAGAAGAATTCGATCACGAAGGAGGAAAAGAGCGTGGGCGTCCGCCGCCTGGTAATCAGGAGTGGTGGGCGTAAAGTGCAGTCGAGATATCATCTGCCAGAGCTGCGTCGCGCCGACTTGCTGCGCCAGGCGGGATTGAGCTTCGCTGAAAATTGAGTGCAGATTTTCCAAATCGGCTCTGACCAGCGTTGTTTTTGCGACAACCATGATGATTTGCGATTGATGCTCCGATTTCTGCTGCCGGCCGAGAACCAACACTTCCCCGACGATTGTGGCGGCACCCCCGGCAATGGCCCCGAGTATTGCAGACCCGAATGCGATGGCCGTTTCTCGATTAACATAGGCTTCATACCAGGCGGCTGGCGGGCGCTGAAGTAATCCGCTGAAGACATCAACGGCCCAATTTATCAAAGAAAAATCAGTCATGAACGATCTCCATTATCTACCTCTTAGAATTGCGAATCCCCAGTGCTTTGGTGTTAGCTTAAACTGTGGATTGAGGAGAGTGTGATGGAAAGAGAGATGACTGACGCAGACCTTGAGCCCGTGTCTCAAGAGCACGTGCAAAAAAACCTTCCATTCTGGCTTACGGCGACACTCGATGACATTCAGGCCGTTGCTTTCGAGACGCCGATCGGCGATTGCGATTCCAGCGATTGCGGCGTGCTAAGTACGGAGTTTTCCAAGGCTACTGATGCATGTAAACAGCGAAATGACCCAGCATCAGAACCGGATGCGAGGGTGTTCGCAATGCTGCAGGCCGTGACTAACTTTCATTTCAGGCCAACTGACCGAAACGCTCCCTTCGGCCCGATGATGATCATGGGAGATCGACGATCCGCAATGCCCGAGGATTTTAGAGGCGATCCTATCGCCGTTCTTTCTTACGCGGCGGCGAATAGCAAAAACCCTGTCTTGCGTGCTCGACTGGCAGACGTTTGCTGGTTGCTTGAGCGTAAGCGGTTCCAGCTCGGCCGGATTGCAATATCCGCCTATCTCGATGTTTTAAAGGGCCTTGCAGAGGGGGAATTGAAAGAGCGCTTCGGTCGCGATGAACCATTATTGGGTTTGGCGGCGCGGGATGTTCTCCGCCGCGCCCTGTCAATAGCCAGACCGATCGGATGGGAATCCGAAGAAGCGGTGGCCGCGCGGACGCTACTTGTCGATATACGGACCTTGGCAGCAACGCAGGGCAACCCAGTGCCTGCTCACTGGTTCTTCGAGATGGACCTTGACTTTGGCATATCCGACGCAAGCACCATTGCCGGCGCAATTGAAGCCTACTTGCTTAGCGGTTTAGTTGAGCCCGGATCGCATATTATTGTGGAACTGTGGCGCCTGGCGGCCCGTGCTTTCCACAGCGCGAAAGACGAGCAAGGCAAGTATCGCTGCGCGACTGCGGCGGCCGAGGCGTTAGTCGATGAGGCGTTGAAACACAGTTCAGCAATGCTGGGCTCTCATTGGCTAAGCGAGGCTATCTCCGAATATCATGGCATCCCTGGAAAAAAAGACCGGCGCACTGAGCTCAGACACAAACTTATCGATGTTCAATCCGGTATCGCGGATGAGATGTCATCTTTTTCGCAGCCCATGGATTTGAGCGAGATAGCTGCGGAAGTTGAACAGCAGCTCGACGGCCTCGATCTTCTCGATGCCCTGATGATTTTCGCCGATTTAGAGCAATCGCCAACACCAGAGAAACTTTCGGAAGACGCTCGAAGGTCGATCAGCGAACATCCGCTTGCCGCTCTCATGGGGGCATCCTTTCACGATGAAGACGGAAAGGTAATTCACAAATCACCTGGCGGCGGTTTTGGGGATGGCGATAATCTCGGCGCTGTCCGCACAGCCATCGCACAACAAGAGAGCATCCGTCGAAGCATTCACGCTGCTGGGCAGGTGCTTGTTGCACGTCGATACATCGTAGAGAGATTTTACGTTGGAGAGGACACATTCCATGCTCTCCTCCGCCACAGCCCATTTGTGCCCCATGATGTCTTAGCAACCTACAGCAGAGGCTTTGCGCGGTTTTTTGCCGGCGACAACCTCACCGCACTTTATATTCTCACGCCCGTGTTGGAAAACTCACTTAAGCATATCCTGAAACTCAATGGACATGACGTTTCCACATTCGACGATGCGCGACAGGTGCAAGAAGACCGCACGATTTCGGCCTTGTTTGACCAGATGCGCCCGGAACTGGAGCAGTCGTTTGGTGACGCACTCATCGCGGACATCGACAACGTGTTTTTATCAAAGCCTGGACCGAGCCTTCGTCACGGCGTTGCACATGGATTTTTGAACGATAGCAGCCCGTTTGGCACTGATGCGATCTATGCCATCTGGCTCATATTTCGCCTATGCTGTGTTCCAATATTCCCCCAGCGCGAACAGATCATTCTTCCAACATGAGCCGCGCTTTGGATTCTACCGCACGTCCATACCTAATTCAAAAGAGCGTTTAGCTTTACAAATGCCGATTCAAATCGCTGCTTAGTGCCGTCAGATGCACCTCGGGCGGCGGCGATCTCAGCGGCTACCGCCACATCCGGGTATATCCTTCGTCATCGCGCCAATTTCCTGAGAAACAGCCGATTGTCGATGCGGTTGCGAGGGGCGGTCGATAGCGAAGGCGCGCGGGCAGCGCGACCAGTTCGACGTTCTTGCCAAACTGCTGCCCGATCGCCCGTTCACGTCAAGCTGGATGCCAGGTCGCGATTGGCGAGGGACGCCCTTTCAGCCGCTGTATGATCGCGCGGCACAACGGGATCACCAAACCTCGGCCTTGATGTTCGGTCTCATGGTATGGGAAGCCTTCGAACGGCACTTATATGTGTGGTATACCGGCAAGTTTGAAAAAGACGGCGTGCCAATAATGGACGAACGTATTTTCAGCCTCAACCCTAAAGAGATTAGCGGACTACGGGCAAAGAAAAAGGTCGGCCAAACCAACGTTCACCATTTACAATACTCTCGGATCTTTGCGATGGGCGCGCCGACATCGGCCAGATCGAACTCAGCGTCGACGCGGTCATTGTCCTGGATACGTACGGCCAAGCGCGTCCGATCTTTCAGCAATTTCATAAACGGGATTGCTTCAGCTCCGGACCACAGACCAACCGCCTTGTAGTTTGTGGATCTGTTCCAGCGCGACGTTTCCGCCTTATCCTCCCCGACACGCACCGTCACTGTGGGGTTTTCGCTGATCATGAACATGCTAGTGGTGAAAATTACGCTCGTCGTATTTTCTGAACAGCGAAGAAGAAGAAACATTTCAGCTGTCCCGACACCGGACGTCGAAACGTCCTTCGGCGTCAATCCCGCAGTGTAGACGACACTGTCATCTAAGGGAGACTTCTCCTCTTTGATTTGCCAAGGTGAGGCGGACGAAACTGCTGGACCCGCTTCTGCCTCTTTTGTCGGTGCAGTTATCGTGGCATCCCTCGGAAATAGCTTATCAAAGCAGGTTAGCCGCTGAAGCGAATCCTCGATTAGGGAGCATGCCTTGGCGTCTTGTTGTGCGAAAGCCGGAGCGACCGACAAAACGAGAAAGCTTGTCGCCACCGCAAATCCAATATTCATTGATTCCCCCCATGCATCCCAGGCGAGAAAACTGACATGATGCACGTGGGAGTCAAGACGCAAGCAATCACGCTTGGCGAGAGCGCGCTCCCCGCTGCAGTGTTCAACAGTTGGTTTGAGAGGAAGGCGGCTTAGGATTTCCGCCCTCAAGGAGGGCGGGGGGTAGGCGGGGATGGCGGGCGGCATCATCCGATCGAATGGCGAGACCAACCGGTTGACTCGAAAGCACTCGTGCGGTTCTGCCCCACAGACTGAAAATCATTTCATCCGCGCCATTCGCGCCGGCGGTACGATGGGCTTCCTATCAACAAGGACGTCTGAAATGAGTGCTTACGACGTAGTCGACGCAGTCGCCAAGTTTCTGGCTCACCCCTTTGTGCTGATGGTCGCCTCCCTGCTTTTGGGGTGGTGGCTGAGGCGACTAAGGCCGAGGCGGTGACGGCCGGCTCCGCTGCATTGTTTTCAGGTTACCCGCCGGACGAGGCGAAAGTATTCCAGACGAGAATGCTTTTAGCGGCTAAAAACATTCCTGGCAGGAAGGTTTTTGGGAGACGGATCTGCAAATATGCGGAGCCGCAAAAATGTCCCCACATGAGGACATTTTTCAAAAGCGTTCCCGAGTGGAACGCTTTCATGGGCGTTTGGTTTGGTGCTACTCACCTTCAAATGGTTCAGCTCGGCCGGCATCTTCGATCAGGATAATTGATCAAGTCGCCAATCTGCCGCTCCGTGCCACGCTATCCCCCAGCAACTGGTGGTTCTCCGCCGTAGCTTTTTCTAAGTTCGTTCCGGTCGTGGAACCATTCAATTGGAGTTCTCACCCGCTTCTCGGGCATCATCATGTATGCCTCGCATAGCGCCGGATACGTTGTGAAGAATTCTACAATCTTGGTTGAGCACTTGAAAATGCCGTCCGGCGCCTGAGCGGCTTGCGGATTTTGAGTGTTGTATATCGTGGTCCAGTATTGGAGTTTAATCGCTGTTTTCCGGATCTCCTGGAGGTAGTCATTTACGTCGCTTCCGAAGAGGAATTTCGAATTGTTGATCGCAAGCTGAAGTTCGAAGAGTTGGTTGTTTTCGACCTTACCGGCGGCCATGATCGGTCGGACAGCTTCGATAACGTCATTGTATGCTTTGAAGCGCCGATCGAAGAGGTCTAGGACGAATTTCTGCCGGGCAACAAACCACTGCATAGATGCGATGCAGACAGCAACGGTTGCGAGAAGCACAGTAAACCAGGCTGTCATCAAAACCTCAAAATTGGCGTTGGCATCGTATGGGTTCGACACTTGTCGGTCGTGGATCGGCGAGGGCGTTTCGCTGCAATCATCTAAAACGAGTTTGCCAGGACATAGCATCCTGTAGCAAACGCCACGATTGCGAGCAAAACGGCAATCAAGCCAGCGAGCATCCAAAGATCAGCGGTGCGCAAATGCTTGCTTTCGAGAGCGCTTTCACGCTCGCTTTTATCGACATAACGCGTCGATAGAAATCCGAAAACCCACGTCAGCGCAGCAAGTATGGTACCCAGCGCCCAAATCATGAGGGCCTGACGAACTCCGGTGCTCAATCCCTTTTCCAGCAAGCCAGAGGCTTGGCTGAGCACCGCGACGGCTGCACCGCCGTTCAGGATGAAAGCGGCATTGATGGCTTGCTTGGCATACTCCTGAGAGATTTCGCGATAGTCGGCCATTTGCTGTTAACCCGTTTTCAGGAATAAATGCCTCGGGAACACGTCGCGCGCCTTCGCAGCCATTCCGGGCGATTTCCAGACTGACGCTTCGAGCCACTGGCCACAAGGGTGTCCTTTGTCAATCAGCCGCCGAAGAAGAGCCTGACTACCACAGCCAATGTGACAGTCAGATCGTCATTGACCTATTTTTTCGTCAGCTCTTCCAGGCTCGGAAGCTGGTCGATCTTTTTCTCAAGGCTTTCCATCCTGGCTAAAAGCTCTTTCATCGGCACTGTAACGGTTCCGAGGCTTACAGTTTTGGTGTCGTAGTTCATGGCCTCTTCGTCGTCATCCAACGAACGCTCCAGTCTAGCGATTATCTCAGCATTCATTGAGCGACCGTTTTTCTCAGCGAACCGCTTTACTCTGTCTCTCATATCATCGGGAAACCGAAGCATAAACTGATCGGACCCTCTGCTAGCAACCCTTCCAGCCATGGCAAACTTCCCCTAAAAAATGATATCACGAGCATATGTTTTGACTTGACGCAATAGTATGCTGGGCATATCAATATGTCGGTGATATCATTTTGGAAGGCTAAATCATGTCCACCGTGGGAAAAGCTTCTTATCAATTTGCGCTGCGTATGCCGGATAATTTGCGGGACAAAATCAGGGAAACCGCAAATGAAAATATGCGGTCCATAAACTCGGAAATAGTTTTCCAGTTGGAGCGCATTTTTTCAAAATCATCTGAAACAGAAAAAGCCGACGTCCAGGCCTGAGAACCGACGTCGGCTTTTGTGCACCAGAAAGGAATTCAAATGCACAACGAGATTACAGTAAATCCAGCACATGATGCAACACCTGCTTTCACGCGCCGCGCGGTTATCATGGGGGCTGCAGCGGCGATCGGAGCGCCTGCTGCCATGGCAGCCCCTCAGCCTGCCGATGACGTGCTGGCATGGTTGATCGATGCGCACGACGAACTGAAGGCCGCTCTCTGCAACATAGAGGACGGAATAAAAGCGCTCTACGGGCGCGCGGATCGGCCTGCATGGCCCGATGTCAAATTGTCGGAAATCGACACATCGCTTTATGCGGTGAACTGGTACCGCACGCGGCTCGACTCACTCAACGATATCGATCGGTTCTTTCTGGAGTTTCCAGACATGCGCTGGTTTGACGATAAGCGGGCCGCAGTTCATTCTGAAAATCACACGAAAGCGCGGTCGCTTTTCATCGAACGCAAGGCGAAAACGACAGCCTGGAATGAGGCGACCGGATTGCGCGCGCTCTGGGACAAGCAGACCGAACTGCTGGAAATGATGTACCCGCTTGACGTTCAGATTGTCGCCTTCCAGTGCACGACCTACGGCGAAGTGGTTGCCAAGGTCAGCTGGATCGAGCGGGAGTTCGGCGACGAAATCTCCCAGGAGCATGCCGTGCGTATCTTGCGCTCGCTGGCTGGGATCAACGCCGGCGCAGGGGGGGGGCTGCTGATGGGGCAGGCAATTATTCATTCGAGGCCGCCCACCTATCTCTCTTGCGCCTCGCTGGCACGGGAACTGGATATGTCGGAAACGACGGTCCGGGATTTTGTAGAAAAGGGCATACTGCCTCGCCCGATCAAAATGAGCGGTGGCGTGGTGCGTTGGCGTTGGGGCGATGTGCAGTCGGCGCTGGGCGGCGTTGCGGCTGCCGGCGCAACGAACACGGATGACCCCTACATGGTGGGGGCTGTGCATGCCACGTCGTCACCAAAAAGCTAACATCAGCCTGCCCAAAAGCGTCCATCGCATCGTGTCGCGCGGCAAGGAATACTTCTATTTTCAGAAGGGACGGGGCACCGAAAATCCCGGTTCCCGCATCGCTCTCCCGAAAGATCCCCACAGCCCGGAATTCTGGGCTGCGATCCAGCAGCTGCGCGGCGCCTCGATCTCTATGCCGGCCGACACTTTTTCCGCTGTTCTCGATGAATGGATACTGCAGCTTCGGGCGTCTGGCGAGCTCACCGATGGCACGATTTCGTTTTACGAGCAGTCTTCACAGATTGCCCGGAAGGCTTGGGGCGCTCTTTCGCCACGCGGTCTCAAGCCGCTGCATGTCCAAGCTGTCATGAACGGCCTATCTGGCAAGCCCGGTGCGGCAAACAATTTCCTGTCCACAATGCGCAGTTTTTCGAAATGGGCAAGGTTGAACGAACATATAGATGCCAACCTGACTGAAGGCATCACGCCGCGCAAATCGGAGAATGGCCACAAGCCGTGGACTGTCGCGCAGATCGAGGCCGCCAAGGAAAAGCTGAGCGGCGTCGTTCGGCGCGGCGTTATCCTGTACCTCTACACCGGCATGCGTGGCAGCGACGCCGTCCGCGTAGGGCCGGAACATATCGATGAAGGCGGCTTCGCGCTCACGACACAAAAGAAGAAGCGGGCTGTCTATTGCCCGATCCTCCCTGAGCTGGAGGAGGAGATGAAGAGTTGGGATATGTCCCCGCCTGGACCCTTTCTGCAGCAAGAGGGCCGCAAAGCCGGCAACAAATACACGCGAAAACTCTTCTCACGGCACTTTGCTGAACAGCGCGACCAGATCCCCGAGCTTGCCGGCGTCACGTTGCACGGGCTTCGGTGCACAGCCGTCATTCGCCTTCGGCGGGCTGGCCTCTCGATCGGACAGATCGGTGACATCGTCGGGATGTCGATGGCGACGATCGAGCGCTACTGCCGTTTCGTCGACAAGAAGGCGAGCGGAAAGGCAGCTCTTGCTGCGCTCATAAAAAGCGAAAAAAAGCCCCCGACTGTAAAACGCCGCAAAACGGTAAAACAGAAACCAAGCGATATCATATAGATAGGGCTAGAAAGATGAAATGTGCGATTTCGGGCCGGACGGATTGTCTTCGGGCCGTTCGCCGGACCGGCTGGATGCGCTGGTCTGGGCGCTGACGGCGCTGATGCTGGAGGGCGGCGGCGAGCCGAGGGTCAGGGGGATTTGAGGGATTGCCGATTGGGTATTGCCTGCACCGGGGTCTTGCTCTGTACCCTCAAGGGAAGAGAAGCGGCCTTTAGACTGCAGGCGTTGGCGGCATTCTCCCTGTTCTCCCCAGCGGGGAGAAGTGCCGAGTGAAACGAGGCGATGAGGGGGGCGGCAAACTCGGAGCCAGCGGCCCCCTCATCCGGCCCTGCGGGCCACCTTCTCCCCGACGGGGAGAAGAGGGAACCAGCTGAAAATTCGCGCACAATAAACCTGCCCTCAAAGGGCAGTGTTATGGCGACATCCGCGCCGGGGCTGGGGCCTATTTGCGAGGCGCTGATACCGATGGCTTCGGTGCTGTCGATGCGGTTTCGCGGATCTGGCGCCATTCGTTTTCGAGGCGTTCGAACTGGGCCTGGGAGATTTGCTGGGTCGGCATGGGCGATCCTTTCATTGATTTCGGCAACGACCGTCAACGCGGATGGAGCTGGAAGGTTCCACCTATGACTGTACGCTGGCGGGTGAAAAATCCGGATAAGGCGTCAGCGCTTGTCGTCGTCGGTCTGGGACGGTTTTGGTGCGGACGAGGCGCTTGCGCGCATCTGCTGCCACTCGTTCTCGAACCGGTCGAGGATATGCTGCGGTACCGTCGAACGGGCCGTGTCGGCCTGTATCTTGCTCTGGGCGTTCATTCGATCCTCCTCGATGAATGGGCACTGTCATATTTCTGTGTTCAGTTTCCACATCCCAAAGACAAAGTAAATCAGGGCATTAAACAGTTTAAACGATTTAAATTGGTTAAATCGATTTAGAGTCACGACATTTTTCGGGTGTTGTGGACAGAAGCGGAGCGCGGATGACATTCGATCGGGCCATCTTCTTCAAAGCGGTACGTGCATCACTTTTCGACGGCATCCTGACACAGGGCCAGGTCGACGGGATGGCGGCGATTCTCGATCGCTGGGCGCTGATGCCGGCAACGGCGGACAGGCGCTGGCTTGCCTATATGCTGGCGACCGCGCATCACGAGACGGGCCGGACGATGCAGCCGGTGCGCGAAACCTTTGCGGCGAGCGACGACCGGGCGATCGCCATTCTCGATGCCGCCCTGCGTCGGGGCAGGATGCCGTCCGTGTCGGTGCCCTACTGGCGGCGGGATGCCGAGGGAAAGAGCTGGCTGGGGCGCGGGCTGGTGCAGCTGACGCACAGGGCGAACTACGAAAAGATGGCGAAGGCGACAGGGATCGATCTGGTCGCCCGTCCGGAACGGGCGATGGAGCTCGCCGTTGCCGTCGACATTCTCTTCAAGGGCATGGAAAGCGGCGCGTTCACCGGCAAGAGGCTCGGGGACTATTTTTCCGCCGCCAAGGAAGACTGGACGGGTGCGCGGCGGATCATCAACGGGCGCGACAGGGCTGCACTGGTGGCCGGCTACGGCAAGCGGTATCTCGCGGCGAGCCGGCTAGCCTCCGGGTGAACCGACAGGATCAAGCATCTTTTCCCGGAATTGCCCCTCACCCTAACCCTCTCCCCGCAAGCAGGGAAAGGGGACGACAGAGGATTGCCGCATATCCCTTCTCCCCGTCAAACGGGGAGAAGGTGGCCGGTAGGCCGGATGAGGGGCCGATGTCGACGCATTTGCTGACCGCAGACAATCAAGGGACGTGATCTGATGAAAAATCCATTTCGTCTGCCGTGGCGGCGCCCGGCGGAGAGCGACGCTGTGCGCGAAACCAAGGCGGCCTCCGGTTTCATCGCGATTGCGCACGAGGGCCGGGCGCACTGGACCGGCCGGTCCTATTCGGCACTGGCGCGCGAGGGATTCATGCGCAACCCGGTGGCGCACCGGGCGGTGAGGCTGATTTCGGAAGCCGCGGCAAGCGTGCCGCTGCTGGTCTATGAGGGGACGGAGGAGCGCAGCGAGCATCCGGTCTTGACGTTGCTTTCGCGGCCGAACGGGCGCATGGCGGGCATCGATTTCCTGGAGACGCTCTATGGTCATCTGCTGCTCTCGGGCAATGCCTATGTCGATGCGGCTGAGATCGGCGGCGAGGTGCGGGAACTGCATCTGTTGCGGCCGGACCGTATCCGCATCCTCGAAGGGCGGGACGGCTGGCCGGAGGCTTATGAATACCGGGTTGGCAGCCTGGTGCGGCGGATTACGGCGGGCGAGGAGGGGCTCTTGCATCTGCGGCTGTTTCATCCGCTCGACGACCATCTCGGCTTTCCGCCGCTGGCGGCAGCGCAGATGGCGCTCGATCTCTCCAATGCGGCAGCGACCTGGAACAAGGCGCTGCTCGACAATTCGGCCCGGCCCTCCGGCGCGCTCGTCTATCAGCCGAAGGAGGGCGGCAATCTTTCGGCCGACCAGTACGACCGGCTCAAGACGGAGCTGGACGAGGGCTATTCCGGGCCGATGCGGGCAGGGCGTCCGCTGCTGCTCGAAGGCGGGCTCGACTGGAAGGCAATGGGGCTTTCGCCCAAGGACATGGATTTCGTCGAGGCAAAGAACGGTGCTGCGCGCGACATCGCGCTCGCCTTCGGCGTGCCGCCGATGCTGATCGGCATTCCCGGCGACAACACCTATGCCAACTACCAGGAGGCCAACCGAGCCTTCTACCGCCTGACCGTTCTGCCGATGCTCTTTCGCACCGCCGCCGCACTGTCCGGTTGGCTGTCGGGGCGGTTCGGCGAGACGCTGAAGCTGGTGCCGGATCTCGATCAGGTCATCGGGCTGACCGGCGAACGCAGCGAGGTCTGGGCGCGGATGAAGGAGGCGGATTTCCTCACCGACGAGGAGAAGCGGCAGGCGGTGGGCTATTGAGGGACCGGGCCGTTGCTGGTATTTTGTTATACGGCGTATAACAAAAGGATGTGATGATGGCCAAACCTGTTCTCTCCGATCCGATCGCGCTGCGTGTTCCGGTGGATGTGCTGGCTGCTATCGAGGCCATTGCCAAGACGGCGGAACGATCCCGCAGTTGGGTGATGGTTCGGGCGATGCGGTATTATCTTCTCAACGAAGGCGCAGACATTCTGGAGATTGAGCAAGGGCTGCAGGATGCCAGAGATGGCAGGCTGCACGATCTGGATGCTGTTCTGAGCGAACTCGACCGGCTTGCTGAAGACGACGCTGCCTGATGAAGGTTCGCTTTTCCGACCGGGCTTTGGCCTATCTCAGATCGGAGCAGGCTTATCTGGCCCGTTTCGACAGGAGGGCGGCGCGGGCAACGGCCCGGCAGATCAGGAAGGCCGCAGAGATCATCGCAGAATATCCTCAGGCCGGGCAGAGCGTTCCGATGCTGCCAAGTGTGCGGCGTTATGTGTCCGCACCCTACATTATCGACTATATCGAGACCGGCGGCGGGATCGTTGTCCTCGCCATTCGGCACGGCCGGCAAAGCCCCCGTGTTCCAGATCAGGATGATGCGCTTCCCGACACGTTCGAAACGTAACGAACGCAGGATTTTCAACGGCTTGGCCGCACAACGTGACAACGGATGCGCGCGGCGTTGAATCAATATCTGAAGCTGTTGAATCAACGCAGCAGGATTCAGACGCAACCGATTCAAAAGATTCACAGAATTATCCCGCCTGACGCAACGTCAGGCCGTGCCTCACCTTGCGGCCGATGACGACGGCTGCGGGATGCTTGTGCAATTCCAACAATAGCATCAAGGGCTTAACAAATGGCTGATTTTGGCAATGACCCCGGCCTTTGGGCTGCCAAGGGTATCGGATCGGCGGCAGGTGCTGCCGTATCGCTGGTCTACATGCTGCCCAGGGGCAAGCGCGAGGCGGGTTCCCGCTTCTTCACCGGCCTGATCTGCGGTCTGATCTTCGGCGGCCCGACGGGTCTCTGGATCGTCGCCAGGCTCGGCATCGGCGGCAGCCTGTCGGGAACCGAGGTGATGCTGACCGGATCGGCGGCCGCCAGTCTTTCGGCCTGGTGGGTGCTGGGCGCGGCGGCGCGCGTGGCGGAACGGTACGGGCGGAACAAAGGCAATAGCCAATAGGCTGACGGTGCGCTGTTGCGTCACCCTCAGTTTCAGGCCGACGTTTTTCTACTGCCTACTGCCTACTGCCTACTGCCTACTGCCTACTGCCTACTGCCTACTGCCTAACACCTCTCAAATTTCGGAGATATCCCATGACGACCGACAGCTTGCCTGTCTGGCGAACGAAGAAGTTTGCCAATCTGACGCTGTCCGGGGTGACCGGCGAGGGGCGTTTTTCCGGCTATGCCAGTGTCTTCGGCGAGGTCGATCTCGGCAAGGACGCGATCGCGCCCGGCGCCTTTGCTCAGTCTCTGGCCCGGCGCGGCGCCGCTGGCGTGCGCATGCTGTTCCAGCACGATCCGGGCGAGCCGCTGGGGGCCTGGAAGACCATCCGCGAGGACGCGCGTGGACTTTACGTCGAGGGGCTGCTGTCGCCCGGCGTGGCGCGGGCCAAGGAAGTGCACATGCTGATGAAGGCGGGCGCGCTCGACGGACTTTCGATCGGCTTCCAGACCGTCAAGGCCAAGACCGACGGCAAGACCGGCGTGCGCCGCATCCTTGAAGCCGATCTCTGGGAAATATCGATCGTGACCTTTCCGATGCTGCCATCGGCCCGGGTTTCGAACGTCAAGAATGCGCGGTTCTTCCGCGACACGGAAACGGAGCTCGTGCGCGCCATGCGGCGGGCGGCCCGGATGATGAAGCTCTGACAAGAAGGACAAAGCGATGACAGAGACGAGCAGTGTGGCACCGGAAATCAAGGTTGCCCCTGAAATCAAGACGGCCCCGGAGACGATGACCGCCGCCTTCGAGGATTTCATGGGCGCCTTCGAGGCATTCAAGGAAACCAACGACCGACGCCTGGGCGAGCTTGAAAGCAAGCTGACGGCCGATGTCGTCACCCGCGACAAGATGGACCGCATCTCGCGCACCATGGACGAGCAGAAGCGGCTGATCGACCAGATGGCGCTGAAGAAGGCGCGGCCGGCGCTGGGGCGAAGCGGCGAGACCAGCCTCGAGGCGGTGGAGCACAAGGCGGCGTTCGAAAGCTACATCCGCAAGGGCGACGAGCAGGCGCTGCGCGAGCTGGAGGCCAAGGCGTTTTCGATCGGCTCGGCCAGCGACGGCGGCTACCTGGTGCCGAACGAGACGGACACGGAGATCGGCCGCAGGCTTTCGGTGGTCTCGCCGATCCGCTCGATGGCGACGGTGCGGCAGGTGTCCGGCGCGGTGCTGAAAAAGCCCTTCGCGCTGGCCGGCATGGCGACCGGCTGGGTGGCGGAAACGGCGGCCCGGCCGCAGACCACGACACCGCAGCTGGCCGAACTGTCCTTTCCGACCATGGAACTCTACGCCATGCCGGCGGCAACGGCTGCCCTGCTCGACGACGCGGCCGTCGATATCGAGAACTGGATCGCCTCCGAGGTCGACATCGCCTTTGGCGAGCAGGAGGGCACGGCCTTTATCACCGGCGACGGCACCAACAAGCCGAAGGGGTTCTTGAGCTACACAAACGTGGCCGAAAGCGCCTGGAGCTGGGGCAATATCGGTTACATCGCCACGGGGGCTGCCGGCGCCTTCAAGGCGAGCGGCCCGTCCGACACGCTGATCGACACGATCTATGCGCTGAAGGCCGGGCACCGACAGAATGCGTCCTTCGTGATGAACCGCAAGGTCCAGGCCGAGATCCGGAAGTTCAAGGATGCCGACGGCAATTACCTCTGGCATCCGCCGGCCACCGCCGGCCAGCAGGCCTCGCTGATGGGTTTCCCGATCGCCGAAGCCGAGGACATGCCGGATATCGCCGCGAGCAGCATGGCAATCGCCTTCGGCAATTTCGCCGCCGGCTATCTCGTCGTCGACCGCACCGGCGTCCGGGTGCTGCGCGATCCCTATTCGGCAAAGCCCTATGTGCTGTTCTACACGACCAAGCGTGTCGGCGGCGGAGTGCAAAATTTCGAGGCTATCAAGCTGGTCAAATTCGCGGCATCTTGAAAAGCGTAAGGCAGCCCTTTCTCAAGGGGTACGACCATTCGCGCCGGCGGTCTTCCCTGCCGCTGCGCGCGAGGGCGGACGCAGCTCCCCTCCCGCTGCGTCCGCTCATTTTCCTGTCCTTCGACGGAGATTTTCATGACCATCACCGAACTGGCATCGCCCCTCGGCGAGCCGCTGACGCTTGCTGAAACGAAGGCGCATCTGCGCATCGACGGCAGCAGCAGCGAGGACGATCTGATCGCATCGCTGATCCGGGCCGTGCGCGAGCACATAGAGAGCGAAACGGGGCTGGCGCTTCTGACCCGGACGTTTCGTCTCTATCTCGACGACTGGCCTTTGTCGCGCGTGATTCAGATTGCCAGAGGTCCGGTGCAAACGATTGAAGCGGTTACGGTTTATGATACCGGTGGCATTGCGGTTGATGTCGATGCGAGTGGTTTCGTGCTGGACGGGCAGGCACGGCCAGCGCGTCTCGTCCTGCCGCGGCAGCCGGGGCCGGGGCAGGCGATCAACGGCATCGAGATCGATTTTTCCGCCGGCTTCGGGGCGACCGGCGCCGATGTGCCGGACACGCTGAAACGGGCGATGCTATTGCATCTGGCGCTACTCTACGAATTCCGCGGCGCGGTGCCGCCCGACAGCCAGCCGGCGGCGGTGCCGGCCGGATATGACCGGCTGATCGCGCCGTTTTGCCGGCGGGGGCTTTGATCATGAGCGCGATCGCTCTCGATCCCGGGCAGATGTCGGCGCGGCTGGACCTGGAAATGCGCAGCGATGTCGGCGACGGCCAGGGCGGTATCGTCCAGGGTTTTATAACCGTCGCATCGCTCTGGGCGCGGATCGAGCCTGTTGCCATGGCCGAGGAGGAGCGGGCGGATGAGGCGGTGTTCACCGTGACGCATCGCATCTGGATCCGCTTTCGCGCGGACCTGGAAGCCGGCATGCGGTTTCGCAAGGGTGGCCGGATCTTTACGGTTCGGGCTTTTTACGATCCGGACGAGACAAGGCGCTATGTCGTTTGCCGGTGCGTGGAGGAAGGGCGATGAGTGCTGCCAGCGCCTTGCAGAAGGCGATCTTTTCAACACTGTCCGGCGATGCGGCGCTGACGGCGATGGTCGGGGCCGACGGGATTCATGACCATGCGCAGACGCGATCGCACCGGCCCTGCATCTTCATCGCGGCTATCGAGAGCCTTGATGCATCAACCGCGAGCGAGGCGGGTGAGGAGCATCTGCTGACGCTGGAGGTCTTTGCCGGAGAGGGCGGCAACCGGCTGGCGCAGGGGATTGCAGCACGTGTGCGGGCTTTGCTGGATGACGCCGATCTCGAGCTTGATGGCTTTGTGCTGGTCAGCCTGTTTCACCGGCGCACCCGGATCGGGCGGGATGCCAAGGCCAAGGGGCATGTGGCGGACATGGTGTTTCGGGCGGTGACGGAGTAAAACTGCCTGCTGTTTTGCTGTCCGCTAGTCGATAGCGATGTATTTACAATGAATACACAGAAGCGTATTTTCTGATAGCTGGATCGGGCGGGAGCGACTGCATGACGACTGTCAGAAAAAACGAAATTGTCAATTTGCGCATGGACGCAAACACACGCGACGTCATTACCCGCGCAGCGAAAATTCGCGGGAAATCCCTGACGGCGTTTATGACTGAGGCAGCGTATCAGTCAGCGCAGAAAGATCTGCTCGAACAACAGTTTCTGGGCGTCGATGCCTCTGTGTTCGATGCGGTTGAAACTGTGTTATCGCAGCCAGGCCGGGTTCGCCCTGAACTTGTCGAGCTGTTCAAGACAGACCTCGACTGGGCTGACTGAGGCGGATGTTGAGAAAACCGGCGCTGCTGAGCAGCGATCATCGCATCGACGAATTCGATAGCGGTAAACCGATGTTGGACGGATTCTTGAAAGAGGTAGCGCTCTATAACCAGCAGCACGGATATACGCGAACATTCGTCATTGCTGATACGGATCAAAAGGTTGTCGGATATTATTCCCTCTGCGCCGGCATGATGAGCCGGGATCATATGCCGCGCCGGATGAAGGGGCATCCCTCTCCAAAGGAAATTCCTTTGGCTTTGCTGGCCCGGCTAGCCGTATCCCGGTCGCATCAGGGGCGGGGTATCGGTAAGGCTCTGCTGAAAAATGCCCTGTTGATGGTGGCATCGACATCACAATCGGTCGCGTTCCGGGCCGTCGTTGTGCATGCGATCGATGACGAGGCGGAGCGATTTTATCTGAAGCACGGATTTTGTGCCGCCAAGGGGCTGGAGCGGACATTGCTTTTGCCGATTCAGGATATCGAAGCGTCGCTCCCCGCAAGCACCTGAACAGGCCCGGAAACAGGCATTGACATCGACAGTCGTAACATTGGCGTCCCTTGGGGGCGCCTTTTTCGTTTCGGAAAGGACAGAAACATGGTGGCGCAGAAGGGCAAGGATCTTCTTTTGAAGATCGACAATGGCGGCTCCTACGTAACGGTGGCGGGGCTTCGCTCCAAGCGGCTGGCGTTCAACGCCGAGACGGTGGACGCGACCGATGCGGAATCGGCGGGGCGCTGGCGGGAGCTTCTGGGCGGGGCCGGCGTGCAGCGGGCCTCGGTCTCGGGCGCCGGCATCTTCAAGGACCAGAGTTCGGACGCGCTGGTGCGTTCAGCCTTCTTCAACGGATCGATCCTCAACTGGCAGATCGTCATTCCCGATTTCGGCACGCTGACCGGTGCCTTCCAGCTGACGGCGCTGGAATATTCCGGCCAGTACAATGGCGAGATCCTGTTCGAAACGGCACTGGAATCGGCCGGTGCCCTGACCTTTGCGGCGCTGTGACCATGGCGCGGCACAATGTGACCACAGGCCGGGCGAACCGGCATCGCGGCGAGGTGGAGGCGGTAATCTCCGGCGAGCGGCGCATTCTCTGCCTGACGCTCGGCAGTCTTGCCGAGCTGGAGACGGCCTTTGCGGCCGACAATCTGATGGAGTTGGCCGCCCGTTTTTCGACCGGGCGGCTGAAGGCGGAGGATATGATCCGCATCCTCAGCGCCGGCCTGCGCGGCGGCGGCAATCTGGTCTCCGACGAGGATGTCGCGGATATGAGCGTCGACGGCGGCATTGCCGGCCTGGCGCGGCTGACCGGCGAACTTTTGGCCGCGACCTTCGGCAGCGCGGAGGAAGGGTCAAACCCTTGAAGGCCGCAGCGGGCGACAGCGACGGTCTGCCGTCGCCGTTTCCCTGGGGACCGGCGATGCATGCCGGGCTTTGCCTGCTGCGGCTTCCAGCACGGGATTTCTGGGCGATGACGCCGCGCGAGATGCAGGCGGCGATAGGCGGGTTGCGGCCACGGAACGCCGTGCCGGACCGGACGGGGCTGGAGGCGCTGATGGGGGCGTTTCCGGATGGAGAGATAGGCAGTAGGCAGTAGGCAGTGGGAGTGCTGATCGATGCGGAATCGAAGGCCGCCATTGCCCCAGGAGGAGAGGCATCATGACCGACGAAACGGATTTTGCGGCGACTGCCGAGGAGGCGGGCGCTTTGAAAGAGGTGCTCGACGATCTGGAGCGGCGCTCGCGCTCGTTCGGCTCGGCTTTGACCGGGGCGCTGGCTTCGGCGACGCGCGGCGGCAAGGGGCTGGAGGATGTGTTGCGCAGCGCCGGTCTGCGGCTGACGGAGATCGCGCTTTCGGCGGGACTGAAGCCGCTGGAGGGGCTGCTCAGCTCGGCGATCTCGGGACTGGCCGGCAGCCTTGGCGGCGCGACGGCCTTTGCCGATGGCGGGGTGCCGGGCCGGGTCACGCCCTTTGCCGCCGGCGGCGTGGTTTCCGCGCCGACCTATTTTCCGATGGACGGGCAGACCGGCCTGATGGGCGAGGCGGGGTCGGAGGCGATCCTGCCGCTGAAGCGCGGGGCCGATGGCGTGCTGGGCGTCGCCTCATCCGGTGGTGGGGCGATGAACGTCGTCTTCAACGTGACGGCGCCGGATGCGCAGAGCTTTCGCAAATCGGAGGGGCAGATTGCGGCGATGCTGACGCGGACGGTGGGGCGTGGGCGGCGGGGGATGTGAGACTGGTGTACGCTCTTCTCTGCAACACCCCCACATTAGGATCAATGGACGCCTTGCCGTTTGGGATCATCAACCTCTAAGAATACAGACGCGGCCATTTCAGAGAATTTTTTTACGGCAAGCTCTCTCAAATCGTCATTGCCGTAGATTGGGTGTTCATAAGCCAGCATTACCAAGCTCAGAAAGAGCTTTCGATACGTCTCGTCGGGCGCGGCACTTTCCGCTTCACGAACGCATCGCGCCAATTCCGCACCTGACTGTCTCAACTTCATAAACCCTGCTGTTGCTTCACGTATGAATTTGCGAGCGCCTGGAGTGATGTGGATCAGTTTGGTGTTGACTTGTTCTGTTTTATCTGGATCCGAGGTCAACTGTTCCCCCATGTGTTTGTGTCGGATCATTGCACCCGTCAACGTTATTCATGTCACCTACCAAGCATGACGTGCGGCAAGTGTCGAGGCGGCCATCAGGCGAAGCGGCACTGCCATCCGACCCATCGCCTGCAGATCAAAGCCGCGCTGGGGCATTCTTTAAAATCGTCTATTTGAACCCCCTGAACACACCATCGCGATCTAGCGCAGCGGCAAATTCAGAGAAGTCCATGTTGGCGAGTGACACATTGTTCTCTACGCCCCAAAGATGCTCTGGTATTACTCTGAATTGCCCACCTGGTGGAATAGTATCCACACAGAGTAATGGCATTTCGGCGTTGTTCATCGTGCTGCTATCGGCAATGATTAGCAAAACGTGGTCGCTACTCGTATTCGCTGCTTCGGCGAGCGCAGCGGGATCGGCGTTGCTAAAGGAGCGATCATCCAGAACATACAGTTTTGCGCGAAAGCCATCTGTTGATGCAGCAGAGGCTGCATCAACAACACGCCGCCACGCTTCGTCATTCACGAAATCCGTCCTGATTAGCGGTGTGCGATCGTTCTGCGGGAATTTCATACTAGCCTCCAATCCTCGGGACCCAAATTTAAACCGGGGGAGTATAATGATGGCAAATCCGCATAGCGGCCCCACACCCCAAGACCTACTGTGCATTCGCAACCGTTCCCGCCGCGCTCTTGGCTTCCTCGATCAGTTCGTTGAGATCATAGCCGGTTCTTTCGATACTCCTTCCCAAAGGGTCTGTACCGATGACTTTATAAACACTCATCGACACCTCCTCGACTGTGAAGGTCCAATCCGGCAATTCGTCAAATGTCATGGCTGGTCTTCTTTTCAAAAAGCTTCAGGGGCTGCATCACACATCTACGCGAAGCTAAGGCAACAGAACAGCACTACCCTCATATCGCACGGCGTAACCGCCACCCCCGCGCCCGCAGAGAGGGAGAGGGGGCGATTGAGATTGCCGGAGCCCCTCGGGCGGAGGCATGGGCGACGGGGCCTGCCGTTCGCCCTGCTGCTCCGCTTGTGGGGTGCCCGACAGGCCGGATGAGGCGCCCCACTGCCGCCCTTGCAGCAATCCCTGAACACTCCCCGCCAACCGATTCCACACACACGGAAAAACATCATGTCAACAGGCTTCCACGAAGTCCGGTTTCCGCTGCGCCTTGCGCTTGGCACGAGCGGCGGGCCGGTCAGGCGGACGGATATTGTCAGCCTTTCGAACGGGCGGGAAAATCGCAACCGGCGCTGGCGCGATGCGCGGCGGCACTATGATGCGGGATCGGGGATCAAGTCGATCGGCGATCTCTATGCCGTGCTTGCCTTCTTCGAGGCGCGGGCAGGGCAGCTCTATGGGTTCCGGTTTCGCGATCCGCTGGATTTCAGGTCCTGCGCGCCGGGCGGGACTGTCGGTGCCAGCGATCAGGTGATCGGGACGGGGGATGGGGTGACGGCTGCGTTCCAGCTTGCCAAGACCTATGGCGATGCGGGCGGGGCGACTGTTCGCGAGATCGCCAAGCCGGTTGCCGGTACGGTGGTGGTTTCGGTCGCTGGCGTGGCCGTTGCACCGGCGGATTTTGTGCTGGATGCGGCGGCAGGGCGCGTGACCTTCGTGCCATCGAAAATTCCGGCAGGCGGCGCGGTGGTGCGGGCGGGTTACGAATTCGATGTGCCGGTGCGCTTCGATACCGACCGGATCGACGTCGATCTGGCGCAGTTTCAGGCCGGGCGCATTCCGTCCATTCCTCTGGTGGAGATCAAGCCATGAGAACGATTCCGGCAGCGCTGGCCGCGCATCTTGCAGGCGACGTCACGACGATGTGCCATTGCTGGCGGGTGACGCGGCGGGATGGGGTGGTGCTCGGCTTTACCGAGCATGACTATGATCTGCGGTTCGACGGGACGGATTTTTGGGCCGCCAGCGGTTTCCAGGCGGCCGATAGCGAGGCTGCGAGCGGGCTTTCCGTCGAGGCGGGGGAAGTGTCCGGCGGGTTTTCGAGCGCTGCGATCAGCGAGGCGGATGTGCTTGCCGGACGCTACGATGGCGCCAAGGTCGAGGTGTTCCAGGTCAACTGGCAGGCGACCGACGAGCGCATCCTGCTGCGGGTGCAGGAGATCGGCGATGTCGTGCGCGCGGGCGGGGCGTTTCGCGCCGAACTGCGGCGGCTGACGCACCGGCTGGAGCAGGTGCAGGGGCGGATTTACGGGCGGCGCTGCGACGCGGTGCTGGGAGACGGGCGGTGCAAGGTCAATCTGGGCAACCCGGCCTATCGCGGCAACGGTACGGTTGCTGCGGTTCTGGAGGAGACGCGGGTCATCGTCTCGGGGCTTGGTGACGCAGCGGCGGGGTTCTATCGATACGGCGTCTTCACGTTCACGAGTGGCGCAAATGCCGGGCATGTCTGCGATGTCGAGGATCACCGCAGGGAGGGCGCTGCGGTGACGCTGTCGCTCTGGCTGCCGCCGCCTTTGCCGCTGGCCGTGGGCGATGCGTTCACGGTGACCGCTGGCTGCGACAAGAGTTTTGGCTCTTGTGGTGAAAAGTTTTCCAACCGGCTGAATTTTCAGGGGTTTCCGCATATGCCTGGAACGGACTTTGCCTTCGGTTACGCCGATGGCGATACGGTGCATGACGGGCGGCCGCTGTATGAGTAAGGGTTGCGTGGAGAGCCGATTCGCTGGCTCTGAGGTTGCGGGCCCCCTCATCCGGCCCTGCGGGCCACCTTCTCCCCGCTGGGGAGAAGAGGGAGCGAGCCGGGCCGCCGAGCAGATTGTCGCGGCAGCGCAGGGCTGGATCGGCACGCCGTACCGGCATCAGGCGAGCCTGAAGGGTGTAGGCTGCGATTGCCTGGGGCTGGTGCGCGGCGTCTGGCGCGAAATCTATGGCACTGAACCGGAACTGCCGCCGGCCTATCAGCCGGACTGGGCGGAACGCAGCGGCGAGGACCGGCTGCGCGATGCGGCGCGGCGGCATTTCGGGGTGGAGTTGCCCGTGGCGGAGATGCGGCCGGGCGATCTGCTGCTGTTTTGCTGGCGGCCGGATTTGCCGGCCAAGCATGCTGGAATTCTGTGTGCCGGTGACCGGTTCATCCACGCCTATGAGCAGGCGGCGGTGATCTCGTCGGCGCTGGTGCCGTCCTGGCGACGCCGGATCGCCGGGGTCTTTCGCTTTCCTGAAAAGGTCTGACATCAATGGCAACCATTCTTCTGCAGGCGGCGGGCGCGGCCCTTGGCAGCGTTTTCGGCCCGGTCGGCGCGGCGCTCGGGCGCGCGGCGGGTGCGCTGGCGGGATCGGCCATCGACCGCGCCATCATCAACGGCAGCACGACGATATCGGGCGCGCGGCTTGGCGATGCGCGCATACCGGGGGCGGAGGACGGTACGGCGATCACGCGGGCCTATGGCACGGTCCGGATCGGCGGCACGCTGATCTGGGCGACGCGGTTCGAGGAAGAAGTGCGCGTCGAGCGGCAGGGTGGCAAGGCAAGCGGGCCGCGGGTGGAGACGTTTCGCTATTACGCCAATTTTGCGTTGGGGATCTGCGAGGGCGAGATCGCCGGCGTGCGGCGGGTCTGGGCGGACGGGCGCGAGGTCGACCTGACCGGGATCGAGATGCGGCTTTATCGCGGGACTGGCGATCAGCTGCCCGATCCGCTGATCGAGGCCAAGCAGGGGGCCGGAAAGACGCCGGCCTATCGCGGGCTGGCTTACGCGGTGTTCGAGCGCTTTCCGCTGGATGGCTATGGTAACCGCATTCCGGTGATCCAGTTCGAGGTGTTGCGGCCGCTGGGCCAGCTGGAAAAGGCGATCCGGGCGGTGACGATCATTCCGGGCTCGAGCGAGCACGGTTACGACCCGGCGGTGGTCCGGGAGGAGACCGGGGCGGGTGCGAGCCGGTTGATCAATCGCAATGTCTTTCACGCCGGCTCAGACTGGCAGGCTTCGATCGACGAGTTGCAGGCGCTTTGCCCCAATCTTGAGCGGGTGGCGCTGGTCGTTTCCTGGTTCGGAACGGATCTTCGCGCCGGTCATTGCCGGATCGTGCCGGGTGTCGAGACGGCAGTGCGCGACGGCGAAAGCCGGGCGTGGTCGGTGTCGGGCCTGTCGCGTAGCGAGGCGATGCTGGTCAGCCGCAACGGCGGCGGTCCGGCCTATGGCGGCACCCCGAGCGATGCGGGCGTGGTGGCGGCGATCGCCGATCTGAAGGCGCGCGGGCTGAAGGTCTATCTCTATCCGTTCGTGATGATGGACATCCCCGCCGGCAATACGCTGCCGAACCCCTATGGCGGGACGGGGCAGCCGGCCTATCCCTGGCGCGGGAGGATCACCGCGCATCCGGCGCCGGGATTGGCCGGGAGTGCCGACAGAACAGCGGCTGCCCGCACGCAAGTGGCGGCGTTTTGCGGGGCCGCTGATGCGGGGGATTTCGTCGTTTCCGGCACGGCGGTGGCGTCGACCGGGGCTGACGACGGCTATCGGCGGCTGGTGCTTCACTACGCACTATTGACGGCAGCAGCGGGCGGGGTCGATGGGTTCATCATCGGCTCCGAGTTGCGCGGGTTGACGCAGCTGCGCGACGGGGCGGGCGCATTTCCGTTTGTCGAGCAGCTGATCGGGCTTGCGGCCGATGTCAGGGCTATTCTCGGTGCGGGCACGAAGCTGACCTACGGGGCGGACTGGAGCGAATATTTCGGCTACCACCCGCCGGATGGGTCGGGCGAGGTGCACTACAATCTCGATCCGCTCTGGGCGTCGGCGGCGATCGATGCCGTGGGGATCGACAACTACATGCCGCTGTCGGACTGGCGCGACGGCGATCTTTCGCAGGGCAATCCGGACGGCTTCAGGCTGGCGGAGGACGCGGACGCGATGCGAGCGATGATTGCGGCCGGTGAGGGCTATGACTGGTATTATGCCAGCGAGGCCGATCGGCGCGATCGTATCCGCAGTCCGATTACCGATGGGTTGGCGGGAAAGCCTTGGGTCTATCGCTACAAGGATATCGCCAACTGGTGGGGACGGGCGCACCACAACAGGATTGGTGGCATCGAACAGGCGTTACCGACGGCCTGGGTTCCGGCGTCCAAGCCGATCTGGTTCACCGAGCTCGGCTGCCCGGCGATCGACAAGGGGGCGAACCAGCCGAATGTCTTCACCGATCCGAAATCGTCGGAGACGGCGGTTCCGTATTTCTCGAACGGCGCGCGCTGCGATGCCATGCAACGCCGGTTCCTGGAGGCGCAGCACGCATTCTGGCAGGGGCCGGACGCGCCGGCCTGCCTCGATCCCGACCATATGTTCGTCTGGACCTGGGATGCGCGGCCGGTGCCGGCCTTTCCGGAAAATACCGGCCTCTGGTCCGATGGAGCAAACTGGCAGACAGGGCATTGGCTAAACGGGCGGCTCGGCGCATCGACGGCCGCCGATGTGATTGCGGCAGTGCTTGCAGACCATGGATTCGACGCCGGCGATGCAAGCCTCGTCAGCGGCGATCTCTGCGGCTACGTGCAGTCGGAACAGGCGTCCGCGCGTGATGTGCTCGAGCCGCTGATGGCGGCGTTGCAGGTCGATGCGGTCGAGGACGGCGGCACGCTGCGGTTTCGCTCACGAATGAAACAGGCGTCGTCGCCTCAGATTGTCTCGGTGTTGGCGGACCTCGACGACCAGGCGCTGTTTGAAGAGGCGCGGGGGCATGACAGCGATTTCGGCAGCGAGGCCATTCTCGATCATGTCGATCCGCAAAACGCCTATGAACGGACCACAGCACGGTCGCGCCGGGTCTCGCCGGCCAATGACCGGGTCCTGCGGCTATCGGTGCCCGGTGGCCTGCATGATAGTGCGGCTGCGAGCGCCGTCGAGGATGCGCTGCGGGATCACCAGGTGTCGCGCAGGAGCATCCGGTTTTCGCTGTCTCCGGCGGAGCTTGCGTTCGAGCCGGGCGATGTGGTCGCCTTCGACCAAGGTCCCACAGGCAATTTCATCGTCAGCCGGATCGAGGATGGTGCGGTGCGCTCGGTCGAGGCACGGGCGTTCGTGCCATCAAGCGGCGGCGGGCCGGGCCGGCAATCGCGCTCGATCGATCCGCCGCGCACGCCGTCGGACGGGTTTTCGCCGATCGTGCACCTGATGGATCTGCCGCAATACGAGGCGGGCGAGGCAAGCACTTTTGCACGCGGCGCCGTGTTCGCGCGGCCCTGGCGCGCGGTGACGCTTTCGTCGTCGGCGACGGCGGAAGGCTATAAGGCGCGGGCGAGGCTCGACCAGCCAGCCCAGACGGGCGTTCTGGTGGAGGCACTCGACGCGGGTGTCACAGGCAGGTTCGATTCCTCGCGGGCAATCACCCTCGATCTGCATTTCGGCGGGTTGTCTTCGGCAGGCCGATTGTCGGTGCTGAACGGGCAGAACCGCATTGCCATCCTTGCCGGAAACGGTGCGTGGGAAATCATCGGGTTCCGGGTCGCGGAGGAAATCGCAGCCGGGCGCTGGCGGCTTTCGAAGCTTTTGCGCGGGCTTCATGGCACGACGGACGCGATGTTCGCGGGCGCTGCGGCGGGAGCGGCCGCTGTCGTGCTCAACGCGGCCGTCAAGCCGCTGGGCCTGAGTGCCGACGAGGCGGGGCGTGAGATCAACTGGATCGCGGAAGCGGGAGGGCAGCAGGCAAATCCCACTGGGCCTTTCGCCTTTACCGGCGGCTTGAGGGCGGAAACGCCGGTTGCGCCGGTGCATCTGCGCGCCCGCCGCGAGACCGGCGGCATCCGCATTACCTGGACCCGCTGTGCCCGCCGTGACGCGGATCACTGGCTTGACGGCGACATCGCACTCGACGAGGCGCAGGAGCGGTATCGCGTCGACATTTTCGACGGGGCGGCCGTGAAGCGATCCGTCGATGTGTCCGAGCCGACTTTCGACTATCCGGCCGCCCTGGAGATCGAGGACTTCGGTGTGCCGCAGGCGGCCGTGTCGGTTCGCGTGCGGCAACGAGGCCAGAAGGTTGCCTTCGGCGTGCCGGCGCAAGCGTTGCTCGACCTGTAAGAATTCTCCCGGACACTTTCACCCGGATACTTTCAAAGGAGCGTCAAATGAACGATTTGAAGAACTGGTATATGTCCAAGACCGTCTGGGGCGGCGTGGTTGCAATCCTGGCGTCGTGTGGCAATCTTCTCGGACTGGACATCGCGCCCGAAGACCAAAGCGGGCTTGTGGACGGGCTGACCGCCCTTGCCGCGGCGGCGGGCGGACTTGTCGCCATCTGGGGCCGGATTTCGGCGCGCACGCGATTGCGCTAGGATATTGTTCAAGACCGTGCAAAACGCGGTGTTTTCAGGACATTCATTTGCCATTCAGACTGTATCGTTTATTGAATTTGCAACGATGCCTCCCAAGCCATCAATAGTGTTTTCAAGCCGAAAGTGCGTACATGTCCTCACCCTTGATCATAGCAACGCTTGCAGCGGGTCTCTCCGGATTCGCGCCGCCGGCGATTGATGTGCCATCGATGGTTGTCGAGGTGGACGGCGATTGTGGTCAGGCGGCCGCCGAGGTCGTGGCCAAGACCGGTGGCGAACTCCTCTCCGCGCAACCGACCAACGACGGCCAATGCGTCGTCACCGTGCTGATCCCCGGCAATGGCGGCCGCCCGAAAAAGGTGACGATGCGGGTGCCGATGTAA